CCTTGAAAAGGGAGGTGGATGCTCCATATGGAGCATCCGGAGGAATCACCCTGCCTGTCATAAAAATAGACTTCCGTAATAGATTGCCGACTCTGCATTCCTAGAGCGTGTTTTGCATCTGACGTATGCAAGCAAAATGCGTGCGAGAAGATGCAAAACAGGCTTTTACGGGCTTGTCACCGTCCTTGGCTGCATTAGGCGAGAGGAGCGTTTCTCCTCTCAGGGGGGATTATGTGATTTCTGTATCCCGATGCTTCGGGATATGTCTGGTGCGTTCTGTGTACCGGTGGAGAATGACCAGCTCCGTGCTGGTATTCTTGGAGATCAGCCAGTCCTCCGGATGGAATCCGTAGAATGCCAGGATCTTTTTCTGTGCCTTGGTGGGGCGTTTGCCGTTTTTCATCTCAGACCTCCATATCCATGTACTTTGCCATTGCCACCAGCCCCTCATAACTGTAGTCCTCGTTGTCATAGGCATTGGAGAACAGGTTGACCACGCCACGGAGTGCCTGCGGTGTCTGTGCGATGTGATACAGAAGATCCAGTTCCTCTTCCCGTCCGTTCAGCATGGGGAACAGCTTGGCAATGTCCTCACGCTGGATCTTGGAACGGGTGTACAGCTTCTTTTGCTTGGTGCGGTTGGCGATCTGTGCGAACTCTGCCTTCTTGCTGCCGATGCGTGTCACCGTTTCCAAGTTCCCGATAAAGCAAATGCCCATCGTCTGCCCGTGGTCTGCGAAATCATCGGAAAAGCTTCGCAGCACCTCAATGGTTTTCAGCGGCAGGTGCTGGGATTCATCGAAGATCAGCACCGTGCCGTCACTCAGCTTCTGCCGGATCGCATACCACAGGGCATCTCTGGAACGCTCCATGGGAGCACCGATGCGGTCGGCGATCAGCCGCAGCAGGGACTTGATGCTGGTCAGGCAGGGATTTAGCGTGATCAGTACGCTGTTGTTCGGATGTTCTGCCACAAAGTGCTGTGCCGCCTTGGTCTTTCCGATGCCGGCATCTCCGGCGGCAATGGCAAGACCGCCCTTGATTTGGCAGACACCGATGATGTCATAGATCTCTGTAGAAATACTGGTATCTGCATAGCCGGATTCCTGATAGGTCTGCTTTGCCTGTTCCTTCACGCCGAAATAGCTTTCCAGCTTGGCAAACATCTTCTGCGGATTCGCCTGATAGCTGCCGCTGAATAACTGAGAGATCGCTCCCTTGGAGATGCCCAGACGTGCAGACAATGCACTCAGGCTCAGACCCTCGTCCTTTTGCATCTGCTCCAGCTTCCGGAGCAGGTTCTGTTGATGCTCTGTGTATTCCATCGCTTATTCTTCCTTTCGCTTTTTCGCATTTTTCTGCATTTTCTTCAGATCAATGGACACGGGGAGAAATTCGCTGCCGGAAACCATGTGGTTTTCCTCCAGCGGTTCTCCGGCTCGCACCGGTTCGATCGTCTTGGGCATTCTGATCTGGAAATGTTTCTTCCTTGCCTCTCCGGCTCTCCGGATCGTAGCGTCCAGATAGTCGATCCGCTGTGCATTGGTCAGATCAGCCGTGATACCCTTGGCTTGATTCCGTACAAACGTTCTGGTGTGGCGGATCGTCTGCTCTGCATTGGCGATTTCCACCTTATCAGAGGTCAGATAATCCAGCATCAGTGCGTCTGCCAGTTCCCAGGTAAACAAATACTGGTCTTTCGTGTTGTACAGCCGGACGGTTTTCAGATCTGCCGGATCATACCGCACATAGACTTCTTCGCCCAGACGCAGAATAGTTTCTTCCGGTTTCATGTACCAGATCTTTTCGCCGGCAAAGGTGATATACACACCGTTCCGCTTGATCTTCTGGGTTCTGGTGGAACGCATCAGCATCAGATTCAGCTCCGCCTCCGCCGCTTTGCGAACCGAACGGATCGCTCCGTTCCAGACATCCAGACGGCTCATACCCCGGTACTTTGCCTCAGAACCGCCGTACTCCTCCAGATTGTACTCGCCGTCGATCCAGTCATTCAGATAACTGCGGACTTCATAGTCCTGGGGGAGCTTTTTGTTCTTGATCCGCCGTTTCAGACTTTCCGGACGCTCTAAGATCGTGCCGCCGCAAAATCCGCTGAACGATTTGGAAAACTGGCTCTTGACCGTGTAGAACGTTCTCTCGATGGGCTTTGCTTTTGCATTCCGCACAATGGCGTTGTGCATTTCAATGCCCAGCCGCTGCAAAATGGTAGGCGGCTCCGGTCGGTTCTGGTCAGATTTTCGGGTGCGGTGTCCTTTTCCGCCCACATCGTGGGTGAGAAATTCCCGACCGTTGTCGAAGTACACCGCTTTCGGAATGCCGAACCGCAGAATGCCGTGCCGAAGTGCCAGAATGGTGGACTGGGAATCCGGCGATTCCGTCACGTTCCAGCCGGTAATGACACCGGACTTCGCATCCAGAAATGCGGTCAGATACAGGCGGTGAATGGTGCCGTTTTCGTCCAGTGACTGAATATCCAGTGTGTGGTTGTCGGCGATCCAGACATCGTTCGGCTCCAGCTGGTCGTACATTCGCATGATGTACGGCATACAGCGGTCAGAAAACGCCTTTTCGCCCTCACGCATCAGAATTTTGGTTGCCTCTGCCACATCTCGGTCGATCCGCCGCCGAAAGCTTCGCTCTGATGGGATACAAGCCACCAGCTCCGGATGAAAGTCCTCTGTCCATGTGATGGTGTTGCGATAGCTGGCACAGACAGTGGGCTGGTTCTCGCTCAGCCAGAACCACAGAAACGCCTCCCACACCAGCTGTGGGATCTCGCTGCTGCCTTTGTTGCTGCCCCCTCGGATCCCCAGCATTCCGGCGAGATCATGTTCCAGATATGCCTTCCATTTTCGGTACAGGATCCCCGTGGAGATCTGTAGGTCAGGGTGTTCCAGCTGACACTTGCCCACATACAGCTTGTCATAGTCGGTCTTTTTGGCGTACCCCTTTCGTCCGGCTTGCCACTCTCGCAGGATCTCTGTCCATACCTGTAGCTCCTGCCGCTGTGCTTCGGTGCAGTCCTCAATGGTCATTTGCCGCACGGCTTTTGCCTTCTTCTTCGGCTTCTGTGGTTTCGTTTCCGCCGGAATGGGCGTGGGCATCACGCCCATTTCCTGCCGCTTTTGCTGATAGTATCTCGCCTGCAACGGCTCCGGAAATGCGGAGACCGGGATCTGATAACAGGGTTTATGGTTCTGCGGATGTTCTTGGATAACCGCCGGTAAAACACCGTTTTTACATTGTTTTCGGATATACCTTGCAGAACAGTTTTTCAAGACTGCTGCTTCTTCTACTGATAAGTAGTCCATAGCTCCTCCTTTCCGGTCTGCCATCATCAGTGCCGGTAGACCAGTTCCGGCAGACAGCGGCTCTCTGCCGCTGTTTCGGCTTTTATGTTTCATCTGTATTTGCAAGCTTGAATCCGGCATAGTCCAGCACTTCTTCTGTGATCGCATCTAAGAAGTAGACTACCGTTTCCGTTGGTGTTTCATAGTCGCAGTCGATACTCAGGTCAATTACGATTGCAAACTTAAATCCGTTTCCGCTGTAGTGCGTGTGCAGCCAGTCGTAGATCAGCCTGAGATTCGTGCTTTTGAAAATGATGCAGTAGTTGCCGTACTTGTCTTGCACATCTTCGATTACCTTCACAGCACATTTACCTCCATATGCAGCTCTTTCAGGAGCCTGTCCTGTTCTGTTTTGGAACAGTCGCTGGTGCGGATCTCGTGGAGGATCGCCCAGTCTGTACAGCCGCAGTTCTTCATTCGCCGCACGGTTTTTCGCAGTCTTTGTGACTTTCTGGGCGGCGTTCCGCCCCATTGATGCAGTTTTCTCATCCTGTGTCCTTTCTGTCTGCTTACGGAAGATCGGGGAATTCCGCAAAGGTTTCATCGATCTCGTCATCCTCCTCACTGGCTGCAAACAGAACATTGTCTGAAAGCCATGGGAAACACCGTGTGACATACGCCCGTTCTGCATCCATCTGATCGGGGAAATAAGAACCGCCCCACACGCCCTTGCCGTCCTCATCAATGTGCCAGACCACGAATTCGCCGTCCGGCAGGATCGGTCTGGCAATGCAGTGCTCCGTGCCGTAAATGGCATAGATCAGGTGATTCTCGATCACCGTTCCGATTTTGATTTTCATGATGCACACCTCCGCTTTTTCGATTCCGGTTCTGTGGGGAGCAGACGCTCCACCGGCACACGCAGTGCCTTTGCCAGCCGCAGCACCACCGTGATGCTCGGCACAAACTTGTCCTGTTCCAGCTGACAAACATAGCTCTGGGATACCTCTGCCGCCTCTGCAACCTCCGTCTGGCTCAGTCCCAGCGTAGTGCGGATCTCCAGCAGCTGTTTGCCGAATGTCTTCGGGGTCATTTTTCATCATCCTTCCTGTGTACGCCGTTGGTTTTCAGAATACGTTGTTTCAGTGCTTCCTTGGTTTCCAGCATCTCCGGGATAGCGTCATACCAGTCATACAGATACCCGATGCTTGCCGCATCTGTTCCGTGAAACCTTGCACTGGCAGCGATCTGCAAAGCCGTGGGATTTTCAGTCACGTCCACGCTGTATCGCCTCCCATGGCTTTGGCGAACTGCTCTGCGATCAGCCGCTGGGTGAAATAGTCCCGATAGATGTTCTGCTTCCCGTCCAGACAATAGCTGCTGTTGGGCTTGTCGCCGGTCTGCACCGTTGTCAGACGGACAGTTTTTCCAGTAGGCGAATAGGTCGTGGTAACACAGTAATAGGTGTGTAAAATTCTCGGTAACATGAAAACCGCTCCTTTCAAAATGTGATAATATCCTGTCGATTCTTGTCGAATCCGTTGTATTTCCTGCCGGATTGTGTTATAATGGAGCAGGAAAGGAGGGAAATAAAATGCACGATTGGAATGTTGCTGAAAAAGCAGCAGACATAGCCAAAGAAATTGTTGTTTCAAAAATGTCGAACTCCTCATATTCTGCTACCGAAGAAAATGGTAAACAAGTTGCCGCTTTCTACAACGCAATTTACAAGTCGATTTTTGAAACACTAAAACAGGATCTCTCCAGAGATTAATTTCTAAATTTGGCTAAGAATGTAAGCGATTGCCGGCAGAACCGCAATTTCTGTTTCGGTGGTCGCTTCATTTTTTGTGGCTACTCTAAGCACAAAATCAACAAGAGCGTCTATAACTTTTTTATATTGTTCTTCACTCATATTTTTTCCTCCTTTTCATTTACTTTTGCCTTACTTTGTGGTACAATTATCATAAGGCTTTTTATACCCTGTTGTATTGGTATGCTAATATTATAGTCCGAAAATATCGTACTGTCAATATCAGAGTACGAAAAAATCTTATTTTCAGCGTTACGAACAAAAAAGGAGTTATAATTTTGAGCATTTTAGATAGAATTGTTGAGTTACTTGGAGAGCAAGACCAGAAGAAATTGACAGATTATCTTCACTTGAAAAAGAGTGCATTTACAGATTGGAAATCCGGTAAGAGCAATTCGTACCGCAAATATCTTATTGAAATCTCTGAATTTTTTGGCGTTTCTATTGACTATTTGGTTTATGGAAATGATGCCCCGGTTCAAAATATCACTAATTCAGCAATCGGTGCGATGGGAGAGCACTCAACAGGTACAGTAAATATCCAAAATTCAAGCGAAAGCGAGGATGAACTCGCCAAAGAACTGGCTAAAATCCTAAAAAGCCTTCCACTAAAAGAACGCAGCAAACTTCTGAATATGATATATGACTTCGAGGAAAGTTATAAAAAAGGAAAAATGGAGGATTGATTATCGATGTTTGGAAAAAAGAAATTGACTGCTTTTGATGCCGATTACATAAACAACTTGCTTAAACAGGTGCATGAAAGTGAGACCATTGTCAATCGAACAACTAATCCAACTGTATTCTTTGGAAGATTGAATTTCTTATTTGATTGCTTACTAAATTTGAAAGATTATGAGAAATATGATATTTTTCATCCGGAAAAGCCCTCAGATGTTTTGAAAAACATTACAAAGAACCTTGAAAGTCACGTGAATGGATTTATTGATCGTGCATACACCGAAAAGAAAAAGAAAATAGCAAGCCTAAAAACTCAGACAGCAAAAACAAACAATTGGGAAAAATTTTTTGATTCAATGTTTGCTGCATTTGAACTTGCGAATACTTTCTGGACTGGAAACGGCAAAAAAGAAAAGCATTATAATGGGGTTCTCTATACAAAGGGAAACCTTAAACACTTAAAAGAATTGGAAGAAAAAACACTGATAAATGAGTAAGGGATAGGAACTTGTTCCAAACCTATTTGGTTCCAGTTCCTATGTTCCTATCCTTAAAAATATTTTTTGATTAAAGATGCTTGTTTTTTCTAAAACGAACTGTTCAAAACCACAAAAGCAAAAAAGCAGCGTATTTCCGCCGTTTTGAACACTTTCAAACACTTTTCAAACGCCGGTAAAACGCTGCCCTCAAAAATTAAACACCAAAACGAAATCGCCCGGAAAACAGAGGACATCCTCATTTTCCGAGCGATTTTTTTGACACTTCAATTTTCGTTCACTTTTCTGTTTCTATCTCATTCCACCCAAAACATCACGCATTTTCGCCGCTTTTTACCCCTTCCAATTCAATTCCACCCTTTTCCACCCTTTTCAACCTTTTTACGTTTCCCTTGTCAACTCACACGGGTACGGCGTTCTTATATTGAAAAATCAGCATCTGAGCAATCAGGTGCTATTTTTATACCCATTTTCAGAAAGGAATGAAAGAACATGGAAGACGAAACCAAAAACGAGCCGACACAGCAGCAGGAGCAGGCGCCGGAGCCGCAGGCAAAGACCTACAGCGAAGAGGACTACAACGCACTGCAGGCAAAGTTGGATGCTGTCACAGGGCAGCTGAACGATGCGAACAGCAAAATCCAGTCGTACACCGAAATGGATATTGACGGCATCAAGCAGTCCGCTGCCGACTGGCAGAAGAAGTACGAGGCTGCACAGAATCAGATGCAGCAGATGGAGTACAGTGCCAAGCTGGACAAGTTTGTGGCGCAGCAGGGTTGCCGGAATCCGATCTATGCGGACTATTTGAAATTTCAATTTATTCCCTCCATACGGAGGGAGACTCGACGTGTGTCACGCTGCCGTCCGGGTTAACAGTATTTCAATCCACTCCCTCCGCA